TGAAAAAAGAAGATGTAGAAAAACAGATAAATTTTACACTTGAATGTTTTTGAGTAAAAGCAGGAATAGAATATAAAACTTTATCAAAACAAGAAGATTGGGCTTCTGCTTGGGCTTCTGCTTGGGATTCTGCTAGGGCTTCTGCTTGGGATTCTGCTAGGGCTTCTGCTTGGGATTCTGCTAGGGCTTCTGCTTGGGATTCTGCTTGGGCTTCTCAAGAAATACTATTGGAAGATAATAAAGATTTTAAAGAAAAATATCCAAATTGAGCATTTAGACAATTATTTAAATTATGGGAAATGTGATTATACCCAGTATGAGTATTAAAAGAAACTTGAAAATTTACAGTATATGCAGACTCTAAATGTATTGATTTATTTAAAGAAGAAAGTATTAAAACAGAATTACCAAACGAATTAAATATTAATTGAAATATTTATATACTTAAGATTTAACCCTATTTAATAATAATTAGTAGTATGAACGAAATAAAATGTGAATATACGGATGAAATAACTTGTCCATATTGTTGATATAAAGATTGAGATAGTTGGGAAGAAAATGATTATTTAAGTAATTGAAATTATGAAAAACTTACTTGTTGACAATGTTCAGAAGAATTTTTATGCCAAATGGACATAACAGTTGATTATAGCACAAAAAAAATTAATTAACAAATAACCCCCTTTAACTTATGGAAACAAAAGAAGAAAAAATTAAGGCAGTATTAAGTTTTAATAAATTAATATGGAAACAAATATGAAAAATGGAATGGGGAATTTATAATAATTATGCAAATGAACAAATAAAGAAAATAGATAATTTATATTCCCTAATTAAATAATATCAATGAATTTAAAGGAATTAGTAGAAAAAAGAATAAAAGAATTTAATGAGAGTTGAGAAAAAGATGAAATGCAAAAGACATTTGAAAAGCATCCAACACTTACTAAGTTTGCATTTTGATATATTGATAAATTTTTAACTAGAAAATAATTTACTTATTAACTAATAGAACTATGACAGAAGAGATTTTTAAAGATATTCCTTGATATAATGGGTGGTATAAAGTATCTAATTTAGGTAAGGTTAAAAGTATAAAAAAGATGAATTGAACAAATGAAAGAATTTTAAAATCAGCAAAAGATTGACATTGATATCCAGCAGTTGCTTTGTTTAAAAATTGAAAATCTAAAACCTATAAAATCCATAAACTAATGTATTTAACTTTTATGGATACATCTAATAAAAAACTAGAAGTTAATCATAAAAATTGAATAAAAACTGACAATACATTACAAAATTTAGAATTAGTGACACATTCAGAAAATAATAAACATACATTTGATGTACTTTGATATAAATGAAGTATGTTATGAAAATCCTGAAAACTATGTATTTTTAGTAAACCAGTTATTCAATATGATTTAAAATGAAATATATTGAAAATATGGGAATGTGCAGCTGATATTAAAAGAGAATTATGATTCTTAACTTCATCAATAACTAAAGTCTGTAGAGGACAATGAAAAACTGCGTATGGTTATACTTGGAAATATAAACTCCAAGAAATAAAAAATTCCCCTTTACTTATTAAATAAACTTATATATGTGAATAAGACAAGAGCAACTACAATCTAAATTAGACAAAGCATTTGATCTCTACAACAATAGATTCACAAACTGAATAACAACAATGGAACAAATAGCTGAGCAATGTTGACTACATAGAACATCACTTTGCAAACCTTTTAAATATGCAGGAATAAAAATGAAAAAAGCAGAATGAAGCTATTAAAAAGACTTGCAAAATATCAACAAAATTATATAATAAATAAAGTAATAAAACAAATATGGAATCACTTAAAACCCTAAAAGAAACAAACCAAGCTAAGTACGAAGAAATAAGACAATTCTACTACTCCAAATGACTAAGAGACACCAAGGCTAAATACTGACACTCTTATACAGCTTATCAATATAACTTTGGTAAGTCCTGAGCAAGAGTAGGAAGAAAGACTAAATTCTGATGAAACGCACCAAAGGAATATATGACAACATATTTCCAATGAGAAAGCAAAGTAATTAAGAAGTATTGAATACAAGGAATGTTAAAAAAAGATAAGAATAAAGAAGATAAACCATACTATAAAACAAAAGGATTTGAAGTCGCTAACTATTACAGCTAAATGAAAACAGCTAATACTTAAGTTATTAAACTAGGAGTGGCGAAGTGAGGATACGCAGGGTAAGGGTCATAACCTTTGGGTTTCTATTACCAACAGACAAAATAGATTGTAGGTGCAAATCCTACCTCCTAGACCATTAAATATTAAACTATAATGTAACTAAACTCAAAAGTAAATATAACCTTAATAACTAAATGAAAACATCAACACTAATACTTATACTTGTAAAACACTTAATAAAAGGTAGACTAAAGACTAATATACAAAAAGTAAACCATAACCTTACTTATAACACTGTAAACCTATATGATTAAAATACTATCACAAGAGATAAAAGAATGTGAAGATACAAAATGAAACAAAACAATAGTATTAGAGATATATTATAAGATCAAAAAAGATACTTGAAGATTCCTACTAAAAGACTATAATGCAACTACAAAGAAACAACACAATGGTTATATAAAAGAAATCAAAGAACAAATAGCAAAACAATACTTAGAATTAAAAAAATAACATATGAAACACTTAACAGATAAAGAGTTTTGTAAACAATTTCTATTAGGTATAAAAACAAGATGACAAATAAAGAAGCATAAAAAAAAGTTTTACGCAGATATAAATAAAGAATTTACTATATATTAAATTACAGGACGGAGCAAATTAGGCAAAAAACTTCGTTATAGGTAGTGACAAACAATATAACTGTTAGAAAGGATATGATTCGCTCTATTACTCTAATAAGAAATATAACAAAACACTATCATTTTGCCTTTAATTAAAAAACTATGTGAATTAAATATTATAAAATACCATTTGGATATATAAGCTATTGATGGCACAACATATTCTCGGGTAATATGAAAGGATGAAATAAATGAGAATGATATTCAGTAAGTGTTAACATAAAGAAACTATCTTTACTTAAGAATAACAAACACGAAGTAATAAGTTTAATATTAGATTATAACATATAAGTATGGAAGAAAAGAATTTATGATGAAAACCATTATTGTTTAAAACAGTAGAAGAATTAGATACTAAGATAAGAGAATTCATTGATTATTGTGATACTAAAGCCAAACCAATGACATTAGAAAGATTATCAGTATTCTTGGATTGTGAAACAGATACTATAAGAAACTATGAAAAGAAAGATGCGTATTTCGGTACTATAAAAAAGATAAGAAAATTGATATTAGCAGATAAGGTTGAAAGACTCAATGATAGAACCACTTTTACACCGTGAATAGTATTTGATTTAAAGAATAATCACGACTGGAAAGATAAAATAGAAACAGATAATACAAACCATAATAATGATATAACAGAACATCTTACGATAGAACAACAAAAAGCAATAGCTAAAAGAATTAATAATGGATAAAGAAACATCACAATTTTTTAAACAAGCATCTAGACAGGATTTACTGTCTTTTTGTGTATTTACAGATCAATTTTATGAAATAGCACCACATCACGAACTAATAAATGATGCTTTAGTTAAATTAGTTAATTGAGAGATACAAAACCTTATTATAGAAATGCCACCAAGAAGTTGAAAGAGTAGGATAATGCAAGAGTTTATAGCTAAACTGTATGGAGATAAACCTAAGACAGATATTCTATATACTTGACACTCATTATCATTACTAGAATGATTCAGTAGAAATATTATAAATAGAATAAAAGGTAATGAATATCAATCATTATATAATACTAAATTTGTACAATGAAGTGAATCAGTTAAAAACTGGAATATAGAGAAAGGCTGAGAATTTGCTGTTTATTGAGTATGAGGATGAATAACTGGTAAAGGTTGAAATATACTTATTATAGATGATCCTTATGCAACAAGACAAGATGCTGAATCAGACACAGTAAGAAGAACAGTTAGTAATTGGTATTGGTCTACATTCTTATCTCGTAAACAAAACGACAAAGCACAACAAATTATAATAATGCAAAGGTGGAGAGAAGATGATTTAGTTTGAGAAATCCTTGAAAGAGAATGAGAAAAATGGACTGAGCTAAAAATACCTGCTTTAAATGAAAATGAAGAAAGTTTTTGGGCTGATAGATTTAGTGCTGAATACTTCAAAGATATAAAAAAACAAAACCCACTATTCTTTGCTTCGCAATATCAGCAAGACCCAGTAAATGAATGAAGCTGAGATTTTATAAAAGAATACTTTACTTATTGTGATTGAATAGAAGTACAGCAAAGACAGCCAAGAATGGATATAATAACCTTTATTGATCCTGCGATAAGTCAGAAACAAGAAGCAGATTCTACAGCGATAGTTACCATATGAATGGACTCAACTAATAATATGGCTTACTTATTAGAGGTAAAGAAGTTAAAAGAAACACCTGATGAGATTATAAACGAAACTTTTAGAACAGTTGATAAGTTTAAAGATGAGGGAAAAAGTTATAAATGCTGAATTGAAACGGTACAATATCAGAAAATGTTAGAATTAGAGATAAGAAATCAAATGAGGATAAGAGATAAATTCTTTAACTTAGAATGAATAAAGCCAACCTGAGAAAAGGCAGCAAGAATAAGATCATTACTACAACCTAGATATTCAAGCCGTTCAATAATTCACGCAAAAGATTTAAATTGATTATGAGACTTAGAAATAGAGTTATTAAAGTTTCCAAATGGTAAACACGATGACTTAATAGATGCTTTAGCTTGATGTTTTACAATAGCACAAGTAACAAATGTAAATCAGAAAATGAAAGTTTATACACCTAACTACATCTAAATGAATCTTTGATATTATCCTGAAATATATGTTTGAATGCCAAGCTGAACAGGCTTTCCACATCCTGAAACAATACTAAACATATTCAATCAAACTTGTGTAAAAAACAGAGAGGTTGAATTAGTGTTTTATTCTGAAAACATTATTAAAAGAAAACCAGTTCAACACGCAAGGAATGAAATAGTCCACAACTTCCTAAAATCAGGTTGTCACTATCTTTGGTTTGTTGATGATGATAACCCACCAGCTTTAGATGTACTTGAAAACCTACTTGAACACCAAAAAGACTGCGTTTCTGCTTTAGTTCCTCTAAGACATTGAGATAACTACTTACTAAACATATTCAAAGACTGAAAACACATCACAAGTTACGAATGAATGGAATGACCACTTATCGAAATAGATAACTTCTGAACTTGATGTGTTCTGATGAGTAAAGATATAGTCGAAGCAATGTATAAGAAATTTAATTGAAATCCTTATCAATTCAGAATAGAAGAATTTGTATTAAATGAAATGAATGATGAAGTAGAGAGATACGAGTTTCAGGATAGATATATACAAGATTGGTTTATTAGATATAAGCAAGATGAGTTCTGAAACATACTAAAAAGAGAAGAAAGTATATCAGAGGATTTATTCTTTGGTAGAGAAGCAAAGAAACTTTGATTTAAATTCTATGCAGATTTAAGAAGCCATTGCACACACTTTAAAGATATTACTAAGCTAAAAGTAAAATATGAAGAATATAAAACCAACCTTGAGTATTCTGATTCCAACACTACACCAGAAGAATGAGAAGTGAATT